CCATTTATCAATATCAGAACAATGGAATATAGTTTTGCGATAGGCTTTGCTTGCTAAAGCATCATAAGAGTTCTGAGGATCATTAGAAAATTCCGTCATTCCCCTAATCTTCTCTACCTTTACAATATCACTATCAGCAGAGTCGCTGACCAATGCAACTGGGTCACCAGCAGCTAGGTCTTCTATAGCTATTGCTGTAAATGTTCCACCTCCACCACCTGCATCTTCCCATGCTACTGCACTACCAGTAGAAGTTAATACCTGTCCATCACTACCCTGTGCCCCACCAATAGTTATATTGTCAGTCTCTAATGTTCCATCTATCCAAACATTCTTAAATTCCTTAGCATCTGATCCGAGATCAATATCATTATTAGTAGTCGGTAGGATCGCCCCATCAATAATACTTAACTGCGTTGTACCTGCTATCTTGAATAGAGTTCCTGCTGCATCAGCAGGATCAATAACAATCTCACCGTCAGCGTCTATAGTAACATCACCAGCAGTACCAGCAGCATCAGTAGTTACTATACTTAATGTACCAGCAGCACCTGCTGTAAACACAACTGTATCGCTAGTATCTCCTGTCATAGTGATAACTTTACCGTCAATAGCTATGTCATCTACTGTAACAGCAGTTGGCCCTGTAATTGCTCCGTTAAATACAACCGCACCATTGATATCTACAGTCGTATCAGATTCTATTGTTAATACACCATCTGAAGATTGGTGTATAAATGTTCCTGTATCACCAAAGGTTAGTTTATTGGTTGAGTTTAAAGTCAAACCAGTACCATCTGTATGTGTCAGGGTAGTATCAAGGTCTGCACCAAACTCAAGAACAGCAGAGTCAGACTTTAACTGAACATCATTAACAAAGATTGCATTACCTTCATCGCTACCATCGAATGTAACAGCAGTAACTGCTGATCCATTATCATCAACCTTTATGATTACATCTGCATCATTAGCCTGTGCATCAATAGTTATATTACCAACTGTTGTATAAAGGTTTGCTGCAGCATCACCTGCAGCTATATCGTCTAATGCCGTAGCAGAAGAAGAAGGTGTTGCCCAAGTTAGACCACCGCTGTTACCTGACTGTCTACTAAGAAACTGACCATTACTACCAGAATTAGAGATGTGTAAGTTATCTTCATCTACAGACTCAGTACTCATATGAACTAGGTCGATAGCACCATCTGCTATTTCTGCACTATCAATTGCATCATCAGCCATTAGTGCATTGGTAATAGCATTATCTGCTATAGCTGCAGTTACTACAGCATCATCGGCTATTAAAGCACTTGTAATAGCGTCATCCGCTATTAATGCTGTTGTGATTGCATCATCTGCTATTAATGCACTAGTGATAGCATCGTCTGCTATATGCTCACTTCCAATAGCATCATCTGCTATCTTTGCGCCTGTCACTACATCGGCTGCCAGATGTGCAGTATCAACAGAGCCATCTGTGTAATGCTCTGAGTCAATTGCATCATCTGCTATTTTTGCCCCAGTAATAACATCCGATGCTAAGTGTGCGGTATCAATAGAACCGTCTGTATAATGCTCGCTATCTATAGCATCATCAGCAATCTTAGCTCCAGTAATAGCATCGTTTGCTATATACCCAGAAGCTATAGCTGTACCTTGCCATGTACCCCCAGTTAATACTCCATCAAATGCAACCGCACCATTGATATCAATAGTAGTAGCTGCTATCTGTATCTCTGTGTCAGCTACTAGGTCTAACTGTCCATCAGTAGATGAGTTGATATATATAGCAGTATCACGTAAGTGTATCTTCTCATCAGTATTCATAAGGATTTCATCTGAGAATGCAAAGTAATCCTCATCTTCCATCCATGTAATAACACCATCACCTGAATTAGCATCAAAGGTAAGAGTTACATCTGTATCTCCTGCTGCTCCTATAGTAAGAGAGTCAGCATTGATATCCATTGCTGTAGCACCTGCTGTGCTGGAATCTAATGTCCAGACATCAGTTAATGTGCCAGCTTTCATGACACTAAATCGTATCTCTCCATCCTCACTACCATTAGAAACATCATTAGCTTCTGCTGTTATACGAGCAAACTCTGTCTCTTCAGCATTATCATTAACTAGATTAAAGCTAAGGTATATCTCATCCCCGTCAGCACGAGTTGTGTTTAAACTCCGAAACCTACCGATTTGATTAGATGCAGTATTTGTATAGTTAGTAAATGTAAAGGAAGGAGTACCTGCAGCAGCATTATTCCTAACATCTATCTCTTTAACAGATAGCTTGTCAGCTCCCTTGATATATCTAATCTGAGAACCAGACTGAATCTTGATGTCATATACATCTTCATCTGCTTCTGAAAAAGTCCACAGTCCTGAGCTAGTAGTGGTCGTAGCCTCTGTACTTCCATCACTGGCAACAAGAGTAACATCAGCATCTGATAATGCTGTTCCGTTATCTGAATATAAATATCCTGCGAGATTAATAGCCATCACATACCTCTGCGACCTAGACGAGAATGATCTCTATATCTTAATGCTTCTCGTACATAATATACTGGATTTTCTTCAAGCTGGTCCTCATCAATAAAGATTAAAATTATACCCTGTGCTGCTAGTTGTATCCTTCCAAGAATATCTCTTGTCGTTGTTTCTACTCCCATACCATAGTGATAGTAGTTCCCCTGTACGTTGATAGCAAGATCGGGAGGGTCCTTAAACACAAAGTCTACTACTGCACCACCCTTATCTAATCTACCACCCATCAATGGACTCTGATAAGTAAAATCCTGATCTGGTATCTTACCAATCTGCACCAGTACTGAGTAGCATATCCACTCAGGTCCAGAGCCTTCCCATGAGGAAGGCATCTCTGGAACAGTTTGAGTTGTCATGGCTCTACCATCAATACTTGTGATTGTCCTCTCTCATCGTACCCTGTGTACTCAAGACCAGAAGCAGAGGCTATATCCACATAGTAATTCCTAGTTCCTCCACTATCATCTCTAAAGGTAAACTCTACCAACTGCTTATTCTCTATAGCAGATACCAAGTTAGAGCGTAACTGCATAGGGGTATTACCTTTGTAGTCCTTGGAGAAGTCCAAGGTAACTGTATGTCCCCACTTAACTTCCAGCTTTTTCCTGTAAGAGAATGTAGCTGATATTAAATCCGGGGTATTGTTTTTACTAGCAGCTCCTGCTGTTCTCTGTAAGTTGAATTTAAACTTAATTGCTCTAAAGGATTTACCGTTAAGTACTGTTGTGCTATCTCCAAATGTATACGTCTTCACACCTTCAGTAGCTCCGACAGTAGCAGAGTCAACACGACCTAAAGATGAGTAAGTCGTTGAATAATCAAGAGCATAACTAATATCTATCAACTCATGATCTGTATCAGAAGACCCAGAGGATAGCCCAGAAGCCTCTATTTTGAGCGTAAGGGCTAGCTTGTCTACTTCTACCTGCCCTGCATCAAACCAAGGCGTTTCATGGACAGCAGATTCAGCATAATCAAAGTCTGCTATCTGTGATGGATTTACAATATCAGGACTTAAGGGCATGTAGTAAACCCTGTTATTAAAGAACCACCATAATCTATATGTATCATAAGCATTCGATACCAAGGTATCTAATATGCCCTGCCCATTCTCAGTAGATACCCACTTGGTCTGCCAGCCAACTTCGTTATATCCATAGATTGCACTCAATCCACTAGATGCCTCAATAACAGGAGAACCATGACCATGTTGGTGTGACCACTGGTATCCCGGCATCGTGGCTGGATTAGATATACCAGACTCATTCGTAGCAGCCGAATCTATCATGGCAAAGAGTTCATTGTGAGAAGCGTCTAACTTCTTAATTGTTCCTCTTTGATCGGAAGGTAATCCATCATCTTTGTCTGGCCCTACTGTAGTAATAACAGCATTGTTAGAGCCATTTATATATTTATATATTCCCTGCCCACTTGGAATATATACAGAGTCACGCCATCTTTTTGTACCTGATCCATTATATTGATGATAGGGAAAGGAAACTTCAGTTTCTACCCACCTAGCATTAGAGGCATCATGCGCATATAAACCAAGTTTAGTTGCTGCATATAAGATGATATTCCCAGACGCATCTCTTGCTGTAAACAAGTCTGTTACATATCCATCCTCTAATGGAAGTTGAGCATCATTAGTAGGGGTAGCTGCTGGAGTAGCTGCATACCAGAGCTGACCAGTATTATCTATTCCCCATAATTTATCCTGCCACCATGCTAGGTATAAAACATCTTTACCATTAGATGCCCATGTGCTGCCATTGTAATAATCAAATCCAGAAGTATAAGCAAATATTAGGTAGTTAACATCACTAAACCTAGCTGTTAGATTGTCTGTTGCGGAAGAAGCGAAAGCAGTCGTTAACAGTGAACCCCAGCTATCAGCAGCATTAGAATATTTAAATACTTGGTTCGCATAAGATACATATATAGCATTATCGTATTCAGCAATCTGTGCCTCTGATGCTGCTCCAGTAAAGTTAGATGCAGCAGCAGTAGTTGTAACTAGTTCTGGCAATACCAGATGTCTCTTATATCTAAGCTGTGCTGTAGACCACCATGCCTTATCTACATCAACAGCACCTTCCATTCTCTCTGTGCCTAATCCACCACGCCAGTCTGCCCAAGATATAACTGATGCTCTAGTCTGAGAGTCCCTAGTAGTATCTCCTATCGTTACCTTCGGAGGATAGAGAGATGCAAGTACTGCCTGTACTGGTCTATTAGTAGGGTAATAGACATCATTAATAGATACTTCATTCTCTTCTACTACCTTAGAAGCCATTAAGAAGCAGTCCTTACATTAATGAGCATAGGGAATGCACGTTTAGCTTGCTCGGACATTCCATAATAGAATGCAGCCTGTTGCCTGTTAGCATCAGGATCAGTAGCAGGACCACCTGAGTTAGCTGACAGTGCTAAGGCTGTAGCTTTATAGATAACATACCCATCATCTATCTCACAGTTAGATGTATCACTGGATAGCAGTGCAGGTTTGTCACCCCCGGTTAGCTTCATAAGGTTTGAACCCATATATCTAACACCATCAGTACTAAAGACTATCTGCTGTGCAGCCTTATCAATAGTCCATAGCTGACTTGGTACTGTTTCCCAAGTAATCGTGTTATTGGCAACAGCACGGATATCATCTAGCCATACCGTACAAGGACCAAGATCAGAATCGTATTCCAACCCGACAGATATGATAGATGTATCAAGCTCTGGAGTAGATAGCTGAATACGGACATATGTCCATGTGTCCGCAGATAATGCAGGAACAGATAGAGTCTCAAGAGGGCTAGCACAGTTAGCTGTATCATCTAAGAGTATCTTTAAGTTACCAGCAGATGTGGCTACAGTACTTTTAATCCAACCTTCAAGATAATCATATCTACTTATATCTAAACTAGTAATAGAATCTGTTGCTATATCTCCTGCAATTGCACCAGCAGCAATAACAAACTTGTTACTTGCTCCCTGTTTCTTGTCCTTGGAATCTAAAGATACTGTGAAGTCAGAGTCTACCTGTTCGTCAAATGCAGCATCGCACCTATGGATACTTGTCCACTCGACATTGTCTCGTATCTGGATTTTGTTAACCATTGCAAAGCTAGAAGGTAAATCAAACCTAGAGTTATAACCATCTGAATGAAGAGCAAGACTCTCCTGTGGGTCATATACCTGTCCTGTGACCTCGACAATAGCTTGGTTTATAAACTCATTAATAGCAGTAGGGTTATAAGGATCATTCCAGATTTCGTATGTGTCTCCACTAGCTACAGTAAAGCTGGCATTCTGTTGAAACTGGATAGTGTTATTACTAGCGGTGTAATCATTAGCGAACTGTGTAGTCTGGGTAGTTCCGTCACTAGCATCTGTAACTATAACGATATTGCCGTTATAGTTATCATCCCCTCCCCTAAAAGTATTAACATCAATTAAGGTGTTATTGGTTCCACCTGTAGCAGTGCCAGTTTGTATAGCTCCAAGGTTATACCCAACGGACTGTCTTATCTGTTGACGAGTGCGCTTCTGTATAACCACTGCTATCTCCTATTAGGTTGCTACCTTCTCAAGCTTCTTTGAAGAACCTTTTCCATTCTTAGATTCTGCCTGAGCTTCTAGTTCTTGAATCCGTTCTTCCTGTTCTTTTATTACTCTTTGAAGTGTAATAATCTGTAGGTGCTGAGTAGCATTACTATTATTTTGCAGCAACGCATTTATATCTTCAATCGTTGGTTCAACATTTATCATACCCTTGTCCCCTTGTAATAGATTTTCTTATTAGTACTTTCTCTACGCTTCGCAGCATACTCTCTGAACTCTCGGATAGCTTTACCTACTTCTCTTCTTTGCTCAGGAGTAGGTTTATTAATCTTTCCTTTTATTCTAACTTCAAGCAGCCAGCTTTCAAAGGACTGTGCTGCCATATCTTCTATATGAGCTTGCGATATCGTTGAGTCAGCAGGAATCTTTACAACAGAACGCCTTCCAGTTTCCTTATCGTGGAAGTGAAAGGTATGGATAATAATGGACTCCCCAGTTTCAGCATTGTCGCCACCCGCATAAGACGAGACAAGAGCCGATCCGTGAGGAGTCCAGAGTTCAGGCATTAATACCTAATGTTCAGCATCGCCCACTGGTAGTCAGTAGCTACGGCTGGTATACCCATAGCAGTACCGATGTTAACGATATCTGCTTCATCTGAGTAATCAGTCCTTTCAGCAGTACCATCTTCACCAGAAGCCTGAGATATAGCTATTGCATCTCCAACTACTGCAACCTGTGCGCCTATTAAAATTGATACTGGTCCAGCAGTCTGTATCCATCCAAAGTAATCTGCTGTAAGAGGAGCGCAGGTTACTCCAACTGGTCCTGTAGTCATAGTGCCGTCACCATCTATGATCTTTATATCCTTATAAGGACTATACATAAGACCAAAGAGAGAGCCTGTAGTCAGTGCTGTAGAGAATCCATCTTCCTCATCAATCGTAACAATTAGACCAGTGGCTCCAGATACAGCAGTATTAGACTTAACCGAATATACCTCACCTTCTCCCGGTCCATCATTAAAGTAGATGTATCCATCTTTATACTGATCTTTAGTTACAGTAAGAGAAGTACCAGAGGTGACTGTAGTAGCTCCAGCAGATGTAGCAGTAGAAGCTACGTCCATATCATGAGCTGCAACAGCAGCAATACCATCTACTACCTGACCACCACGAGCAATGGCAGTCCCACTATTCTCAACATAGTAAAATACCCTTCCGTCAGGAGTGGTAGCCCTAGTACCAAGCTTATGCTTCTGACTAGAAGTTTCTACTCTCTGCATTCCGGGTTTTAAATTAATCGAAGTAGGGAAAGCCATGTCATACCTCCTTAAAGGTGACTGTTATACAGGTTCTAAGCCCTGCGATTGACCGATTTATTTTTTCTCGGTGGTAGAAGAGTCTCGGTCAATCTTTACAACTCTTTCTACACACCACTGACAATTACAATGTTCGTTAGGGGGGTACGGGAAGAACCCTATTCGTGCCTTTCTCAAGACATAATCAGGGTTCCCCGGTACTCCCTCAACTGTTGAGCCATGGGGATGAACAATCTCTCCATCTACGTTTAAGCCATCAGCATGTCTGTATAAGACTGTCTTAGGCTGCCATGTATCTAGGTATTCCCAAGAATAACCAGCACCAACCAGCTCTTCTCTCGTAGTTTTTCTGTCCCTAAAGCTAACCACTATTTATTCCTTATGCACTTGTTGACGGAGCAGAAGCATCAAATGTTAATGCTGCGCCACGACTATCATCAAGTTCAAAAACTCCGTAGTCTGCTGTCATAACTACCTCAGTAGCCCTTAGAGATACATCTCTTTGTCTTTCAGTTCTCGTATCTACAGAGTTAAGAACTACCAAGGCATCTTTATTGGCTATCACACCAACGGCATCATCACTGCTATCTATTGAAAGGTTTCCATCTTCAAAGATTGGGACACCATTAAGGGGTCGCAGACCAGAGAAGAAGTTACCAAGCAGGTCAGAAGACCAGCCAGCAGGTACTGGATATGTACTAGAAGCAGTTACTGCTGTATTAGCTATATCAAATACTGCATTAGGGTGCTGAAGTATATAAGTCTGACTACCAAACTTATTAGCTTTTGTATAGGCTATTGCACCAGCTATGTTAGCAAGGCTCATCGTAGCTGCAGCAGCACCAAGGGTGGTCCCACCGTTAAGCCCAGAATACAGAGCATGTACATCTGTATCTTTCTTTCGTGCCATGCCATCACCAAGCTGTCGCCCGATTATAGAGAATACATTCATTGCCATCTGTCGTACCAGTTTATCCGTAAGAATAATCTTTGCACCGACTTCACTGGCTGTGAGATCAACTGTAGTCATGCCAATCTCTTCTTCATCTATGATGTCCTGTCCATCGACAAGATCACTCATAGACATCTGACCGACTTTAGGTACGGTCACTGTGGAGGCTCCCCGTGGAAGACTCATAGATTCTATTAATGCCATAGCAGGAGCGTTATGCTCCTCTGTGTAGCGAGCTGCGGCTATAATAGTTTTCTGGGCCTTTTCAAGATTACCTGTTGTCGCTGTCTGAGCCATTACGCCCTCCTTAACTCACTACTATCTTATTCCTAATAGCTTGGCTGCTGCAGCCGTAGCTGCATCAGACCTATCACCAGCTAAATATTGATCAAGTAGCCTATCTTCGTTAGTAGATGCTGCAGGGGTAGGAGTATTAGTATCAAACTCCTGCTGAGGGGCAAGCCTTGCTCTTAACTCTGCATTTTCTCTCTGCAGTTTTGTAGTCTCAAACATACCCTTCGCTCTACTCTCCATCTCCTCTGGCGTTTCGGCTTGTTCTAAGTTCTGTAATGCGTCTAAGCCAAGATTATACTTCTTTGCATAGTGTATAGAAGCATTTCTTTTACCCTGTTGAATACGACCTTGAGCCTGTATCTGTCTTTGGGATTGTATCTCATTGACTTTATTCTGCAGATGTCCCATTGTCTGCTGCTTGGCTTCATTAGATTCCAACCCTTGATCCATCAAGCGTTGTTCCATCTGGATTGCTTCCTGCTCAAGTTCTCGAATAACTCTATCTCGTTCTAATAGGTCTTCGTGTTCTCTCCTTTGCCTCTCAAGATTTCTCTTCTCTTGCTCTAAGTCAGGAGCAGGAGTAGTAGGAGTAGCAGGAACTTCAGTAGGTGGAGCAGCCTCTGTTACAGGGGCAACATCTGCAACAACATCAGGAACCTCATCGACAACTTCTTGTGTTGCAACAGGGGTATCTGGAACCACGGGTACTGGCTCTCCTACATTTGCAAAGCTATCGAAAGGAAGTTCTGGTTGCGTAGTCATACATGCTCCAACAAGTTGAATTTAAACTCAATATTATATATCTTACTTAGATTTGTCTAATACATCGTTCCATTTACCCCTATCCTTTAGGAATGCTTGCTGTGTTTCTTGTGTTGCTCTTAATTGTGCTTCGTTACCCAAGATTTGCATTACTCTAGGAGGATGAATAGTTGTAGTAGTATTTCTAGCAACAAAGTCCTTATAGTCGATCATGCGTTCCCCATTTGGAAGGGTACTTGCCCAGAACTCTTGCTTTAATCTAACTAGTTTTTTCGTATCAAAGACTCCCTCATAAATTGAATTTGGAACATCTTCAGTACTGGCTGTACGA